AAGACTTCGACGCGGCGGAAAGAAACTACCGACATTTGCGAACAGGCAGTAAAGGCACACCGGGCCAAAGGAGCAACGGGCCATGCCTACGCCAATGCCAGCCGCGAGGGTATGAACCTATCTACCCGTGTTTGGAATTTGACGGCGAAGGCGAAACAAGAACTTGAAATTATCATACAAAACGGCATACTTGAAGGGAAAAGCCCGGAAGAAGTAAGCCGTAGCCTTCGCGGGTACTTGAACAATCCCGACGCGCTTTATAGACGGGTTCGCAACAAGGAAACCGGGGAACTTGAATTAAGCCAAGCGGCGAAACAGTACCACCCCGGCCAAGGTGTATATAGGTCGGCGTACAAGAACGCCCGCCGCCTTGCCGTTACCGAAATGAACGCCGCCTACCGCCGTGCAGAGTGGGAAAGCTACCAAAATAACCCCCTTATTATCGGGTACGAAATTCGGTTGAGCAATAACCATACGGTAGTAATTAACGGTAAATTACGAACCTTATACGATATTTGCGACGTATTAGCCGGTCGATACCCTAAAACTTTCCTTTGGACGGGTTGGCATCCGCATTGCCGTTGCGAAATGGTGCCTATCTTTATTTCGGAAAGCGATTTTAGGGAACGAATAAGGGCACGTAAGGCCGGAAAGTTGAAGGATTGGAAACCGAACCCCCAGCGCACCGTAACGCAGGTTCCGAAAGCCTTGACCGATTGGATAGCCAAAAACGAGGAACGCTCGAAAGGTTGGAAGACCTTACCGTACTTTGTTCGGGATAACCGTAAAAGTATAGGCACGTTGCCGGTAAACACCTACACCGCCGAAGAACGGAAGTTTACGAGAGCAAGAAGCACAGCCGAAGCAATGGAACTGGCAACGCAATTGCTTAGTACGCTTTACCCGGATATTCAGAATACAGAACTTGCGGCCCTTCATCACTACACCCAGCAAGGCGGGAACTACCGGCAGCTTAATAAGCAGTTGGATAAAGGCACCCTTACCGACTTTAACAAGGCTTCGGCTTCCCTTATGGCTAAGGCGTTGGAAGAATTGCCGAAGTATCGGGGAACCGTCTACCGAGGCGCGATTATGAAGCGGAAGGATTACGAACGCCTTTACGCTGGCAGGGACGAAATAAAACACGCTATTTTCACTTCATCGACGAAGACCCCGGCCGTAGCTTGGCGATTTGCCAGCTATCGGGATTTGAAGAAGTCGGAAGTACGGATACTTTTTGAGATTCAGAGTAAAAACGGCCGCGACATATCCGATATTTCGGAATTTAACGGTAAATTTGCTACCGAAGACCAGCAGGAAGTATTATTTACTAACGGTACCAAGTTTAAGATAGTAAGCACCGATACGGATTTGTTCGGCACTATTTACGTTAAAATGCGGGAATTATGACAGACGAAGAGAAATTAAAAGCCCTTGACCCGAAGAACCCGTTTACACAGGCTATAAAGGATTGGGCGAATACCCCGGAAGCAGAGCGGCAAAAGTTTTACGAGCGGAACGCGGCCGCTATTGACCGTTGGCAGGCAGAAACCGACGCAATGGCGGAAGACGACGATACAGACGAAAAGAAGGAGTAGCACCGCGCTACTCCTTCCTTATTTTTCCCCTTCCGGGAAACACCTATCGATCACCTACTGATCATGTTTCGATCATCTATCGCATCATACAATACATGACAGGCAGATGAACGGGAATTCGTACGCCCGTGACAACTGAAAAAGCAAGAGAATCACCGTATTTCACATTAGCATAAAATTAAAAATACACGGTTTCCTTCTTTTTATTCTAACGTTTATTATAAATTTGTAATACGGTCACCTCCGTGAGTGTTTGTAAAATGCTAATTATTCTTTATATTTGTAATTCGTTTAGAGCAATCGGGACGAAGACAATTTAATGAAAGGCGTTTAGTTTTATCCTCTCTTTTAAAATCGCCAAATTTTAAGTTACAAGGATAAACGGTACAAACGCTCATGCTTGCCATATAGTCATCTACACTATATATGGTTTAGCGTGGGGTGACTGTTTATTTGTAACAAGGTGTTTGGCGATACCTAAAAGAGAATAAACTGAGAGTTCCCACGCTTTTTCTTTTTATATAATTTACCTTCAGGGAATCGGGGTGACAAAAGTATGGCTGCCCAATGAATTTATTTACTCGTTTTTTCAAGTACCGGCACCTGGTATGGCTCACGATCCTATGCGTTACTCTGGCAGGCTGCAAGGACGATTTCGATGACAGTGAACTACGCAAACAAATCGCAGACCTCGACGGGCGGTTAACCTCCCTCGAAAAGTTGTGCGCGCAGATGAACACGAATATCTCATCCATGCAGACAATCGTCAACGCACTGCAACAAAATGATTACATCACAGGAGTTACCCCCATCACGGAAGGAGGGAACACCATCGGCTACACGATCACGTTCGCAAAAAACAAACCGATCTCCATCTACCACGGGAAAGACGGGGAAAAAGGAGAACAGGGGAATAAGGGAGAGGATGGGAAAACTCCCGTTATCGGGATAAGACAAGACACGGACGGCATTTACTACTGGACACTGAACGGTACTTGGCTTTTAGACGATGAAGGGAAAAAACTAAGAGTAACAGGTAAAGACGGTCTTAATGGAAACACGCCCCAAATGAAAATTGAAAATGGTCGTTGGTTAGTCTCATTAGATTATGGCATTTCATGGGAAGACGTTGGACAAGCAACTGGCGAATCAGGCAAAACCCCTCTATTAGTTATAGAAAACGGTTTTTGGAAAATTTCGTGGGACAATGGAATTTCTTGGAAAACTCTGGCTCCAGCCAGTACTAGTGATATCATACCTAAAATAGAAATAACCAATGGTCGTTGGATGATATCCTGGGACAATGGCGACACGTGGCAAGATGCCGGACAGGCAACTGGGGATCAAGGTATAGCCGGTACAACACCTATCATGAAAATAGAAAACGGCAAATGGATCGTTTCTTTTGACGGAGGTACGTCCTGGAGCGATTTGGGGCAAGCAACCGGCGAAAAAGGCGAGGATGGACAAGATGGGATTGACGGAAAAACTCCAAAATTTAAAATTGAAAACAATGCCTGGTATATATCTTATGACGAAGGAGAAACCTGGAAATACATCGGACCTGCAACTGCATCTAGCGGAGGTTCATTCTTTTCACAAATAATAGATGATATTGAATATGTACATTTTATAATAGCGGAATCACAACAACTGATATCTATACCAAAATTTAAATTGCTCACGATTATTTTTACTCCTAACGAGACGGATGTACGTTTGCTCCCGAACACAACCTATTCTTTTTCTTATCTTGTAGGAGAAGCTGATGAAAAACTGGTTGTAAAGGTCGCCACACAAAATGGATTTCAAGCCGTGGTAAAACCAACAGCTTATGACCGGGGGGTAATAGAAGTTACAACTCCTGCCACGCTTGGAACTTTTTCCAAGGACAATGTTACTGTATTTTTTTTCGATGGAAAAGGACGTACCATTTTGCGCACAATCACCTTTGTGGAAGGAAAGATTCAAATACCCACGAAAAGTTATTCGGTCGGTTACGGGGGTGATCGAGTGGACGTGGAACTGGAAACCAATATCGAATATGAAGTAGAGATTTCGGAAGAAGCAAAATCTTGGGTTGAACTGATGCCAGATAGTAGGGCAACTTTTCGAACCGATCGCATTTCTTTTATGGTAAGACCTAATCCTACCGGCAAGGAACGTGTCGCAATTATAGAAATGATTGATAAACAAGGTATATCTTCAGAAAAAATCGCAATTTTTCAATCTTCCGGAGTATTACCTAAAACTTTTCATGTATCTACACCGGGAACTCTCGGTCAATTACTTGCAGAACAAGAGTTGCCTCATGAGCTAATAATATCAGGTTCATTGAATGAAAGTGATTATGCCTCCTTAAAAGACTATTCAACAGGCAAAATTTTAGATTTAACAGGTGTGACTGATACAAGTATACCCGAAGCTGCTTTCCAAGGCTCAACTGCATCCTACGTATATTTGCCATTGGGACTAACGGAAATTCCGAAAAACGCTTTTCGTGAAAGTACCATGACAACCATAGACATTCCGGAATCTGTAACATGCATTGGGACACATGCTTTTTATTGCTCCAAAATAACATCATTAGTCCTTCCGAAAAATTTGGAACGCATAGACACTAGTGCTTTTGGCGGTCTCAATATCCAAGGAAATCTTGTTATTCCTGATGCGACTACCTTTATTGGGCACACGGCATTTTGTAGTAGTACTTTTGATGGCACTTTGTCGATAGGCGAAGGTGTGAAAGAAATAGGAACGGGTGCTTTTGCCGATATAAAATTCACTGGTGATTTGATTATTCCCGATGCTGTACAAGTGATGGGCGAGCAGGCATTTTCTAATGCGATTTTTACAGGTTCTTTAAAAATTGGCAACAGCCTGACCGTTATTCCAAAGAATGCATTTCTTATGGGTTCAAGCAAATTCCCTAGGGTTTATCCTTTTTTGCGGGGGA